TGTTTTCCGCCGCTGAACCCGAAAGCCTGCGCGGGCCGCAACACAGCCACGCCTGGTGCGATGAAATCGGCAAGTGGCCGCTGGCGCATGAACGCGCCACGCGCTGCTGGGACAACCTGTTGCTGGGCCTCAGGCTGGGGGATGATCCGCGCATCGCCGTCACCACCACCCCGCGCGCGGTGCCGCTGGTGCAGCGCCTGGTCGCACAGATCGACAGCGCGGGCGATGTCGCCATCAGCCGCGGCGCGACCAGCGCCAATGCGGCCAATCTGCCGCAGCGGTTCCTGGACGCGATCGCCAGCGAATTTGGTGACACGCAGCTCGCCCGGCAGGAGATCGACGGCGAACTGATCAAGGATATCGAAGGCGCATTGTGGACCCGGGCGTTGCTCGAACAGGCGCGCGAACCCGGCGTTGTTCCTGCAGCTGCGCGAGTGGTGGTGGCGGTTGATCCGCCCGCTGGCACCGGCGGCGATGAATGCGGGATCATTGTGGTGGCCCTGGGTGAGGACGGGGTTGCACGCGTGCTCGCCGATTGTTCGGCCAGCGGCGCGGCGCCTGCCGAATGGGCGCGGCTGGTGGCCGGTGCCGCGCGCGAATGGCACGCCGACCGCGTCGTGGCCGAGGCCAATCAGGGCGGGGCGATGGTCGAAAGCGTGCTGCGCGCCGCCGACCAATCGCTGCCGATCAGGCTGGTGCACGCCAGCCGCGGCAAGGTTGCCCGCGCGGAACCGATCGCCGCGCTCTATGCGGCAGGCCGGGTGCGCCACGTGGGAATGTTCGCGCGGCTCGAAGACCAATTGTGCGGGCTTCTGGTCGGCGGAAGCTACGCCGGCCCCGGCCGCAGCCCCGACCGCGCCGATGCGCTGGTGTGGGGGCTGAGCGAATTGATGCTGGGGCCAAACATGCGCCCCAGCGTGCGGCCAATCTGACGCGTCGCGAAACAGACAAAGGAAATCCGATGGCATTGCTCGACAATTTCCTCTCCGCCTTCAAGGGCGGGGAGCACACCCGTGTGCCGTTGGCGCCCGGCATGATGCAGGGGTGGCACCCGGCGTTTGCAGGTGGGCCTGGGCCGCGCAGCTATGATTATGCCCGCGCGATTGGTGAGGGCTTTCTGGCCAATCCGATTGCCCAGCGTTCGGTCAGGATCGTGGCTGAGGCTGTGGGGCAGGCGCCGCTCGCCTGCAATGACCCGCGCCTCGCCGCGCTGGTCACTGCGACAAGCGCAGGGCAATCGCTGATCGAGACGCTGGCCGCGCACCTGTTGCTGCATGGCAATGGCTATGTGCAGATCCTCAAGGACGCATCGGGCACCCCGGTGGAACTGTTCGCGCTGCGGCCCGAACGGGTGAAGGTGGTGACCGGGCCGGATGGCTGGCCGTGCGGTTATGATTACACGGTCAATAATCGCACGTCGCGCATCGCCGTGGAGGATGAGGATGGCTGGCCGGGGATCATCGCGATCCGGGCGATGCATCCGCTCGACGATCATTGCGGCGCGGGCGCGCTTGAGGCGGCGTGGCAGGCGGTGCTGATCCACAATGCCGCAACCCATTGGAACCGCGCGCTGCTGGAAAATGCGGCGCGGCCTTCCGGCGCGCTGGTCTATGAGCCGGGGGACGGCGCGAGCCTGACGCATGAACAGTTTGAACGGCTCAAGCGTGAACTGGATATCGCCTTTTCGGGCGCAGCCAATGCCGGGCGTCCGATGCTGCTGGATGGCGGGCTGAAATGGCAGAGCATGGCGCTGACCCCGGCCGACATGGATTTCGCCACGCTCAAAAGCGCAGCGGCGCGCGATATTGCGCTGGCGTTCGGGGTGCCGCCGATGCTGCTCGGCCTGCCGGGGGACAACACCTATGCCAATTACCGTGAGGCCAACCGCGCGCTGTGGCGGCTGACGCTGCTGCCGCTGGCGGAGAAGTTGTTCGCTGCCCTGCGCGAAGGCCTCGCCCCGTGGTTCCCGGATGCCGATCTGGGGATTGATCTCGACCGGGTCACGGCATTGTCGGAAGACCGCGAGCGATTGTGGTCGCAGGTGTCCGATGCCGATTTCCTGACCCGCGCTGAAAAACGCCAGATGCTGGGCCTGAACCCTGAAACGCAGCCAGAGGAGAATGCCGCATGAGCCGCGCAGATGTGCTTGCCAGCCTGATGGTGCAGGCCCGCAATGACGGGGCGGCGCTGATCACCTTGCGCGCGATTGTCGAAGAGGCCAGCGCGTTCGCCACCGACCGCGTGCTCGAACGGCTGGGGCTGGGCGATGCCGGGGCCGAGGGCGATCTTGTCGAACTGCGCGAGCTGTTGCGGGCGTGGCGCGATGCCAAGGCCAGCGCGTGGAAGGCGTTGATGGAATGGATCATTCGCGGCGCGCTGGCGCTGCTGCTGATCGGGATCGCCGTGCGAATTGGCGTGTGGGACCGGCTATGAACGCGCGGTCCATGCGCTTCGCCGGTTATGCCGCGCTGTTCGACATTCCCGATGCCGCGCGCGACACGATCCGGCGCGGGGCGTTTGCCAGGACGTTGGCGGGCCAGAATGCGCCCCTGCCGCTCTACTGGCAGCACCGCCCCGATCAGCCGATCGGCGTGATCGAGCACCTGTCCGAAGACGCCCGCGGCTTGCGCGTGATCGCCCGGATCGACCGGCCCGACAGCCGGGGCGCTTTGCTGCTGTCGCACGGCGCGGTGAGCGGCCTCAGCTTCGGCTTCCGCACCCGCGCGGCGCGCCAGTCAGGACAGGGGCGAGAGCTGCTTGAAATCGACCTGTTCGAAGTCAGCCTCGTCACCCACCCGCTCCAGCACGGCGCCAGAGTTCATCTCGTCGCTTGAAGTTTCCCAAACCATCAATTTCCACCGGCCGCCACTGGGGCGGCCTTTTTTCTGCCCAACCGAAAGGCCACTGCCCCATGGAACATACCCCCACCAATACCCCGATGACCGCCACCGATCCGCTCGACGCCAGTTTCGACATTCTTGCCCGGCAGGATCAGGCCGAAACCGCCATTACCGGCCTGCGCAGCGATGTCGACGAGGTGAAGTCGCGGCTCGACAAGGTCGCCCGCGCCGCCACCCGCCCGGCAATGGGTGGCTCCGCGGCCAGCGATACTCCCGAAGTCAAAGGCTTCGTCGATGGCTATCTGCGCCGTGGGCGTGAAACCGAACTCAAGTCGATCAGCGGCGCCACCCCCGGCGATGGCGGCTATGCCGTGCCGCGCCAGATCGATGCGGTGATTGCCTCCACGCTGGCCGAAATCAGCCCGATCCGCGCGATTGCGCAGGTGGTGCAGACCGGCACGTCTGGCTATCGCAAGCTGGTGGCGACTGGCGGCATTGCTTCGGGCTGGGTCAGTGAAACCGCCCCGCGCCCCGATACCGGAACGCCGCAATTCGCGGAAATCGCCCCGCCTTCGGGCGATCTCTACGCCAACCCGGCGGCAAGCCAGGGGATGCTGGATGATGCCGCGTTCGATATCGAAACCTGGCTGGCAAACGAAATCGCGCTGGAATTCGCACGCGCCGAAGGCTCCGCATTCGTCAGCGGAACCGGGACCAACCAGCCCGAAGGCTTCCTGACCGCCGCCACCGGCACGGCAGAGGACGGCGTGCGGGCATTTGGCACGGTTCAGTATATCGGTTCGGGCAGCGCCGCAGGGTTCGATGCAGCGCCCGATGCCCGGCTGATCGACCTGATCCATTCGCTGAAATCCGGCCACCGCCAGGGCGCCGTGTTCGTGATGAACTCGTCAACGCTGGCCACCGTGCGCAAGCTCAAGACCGCCGACGGCGCGTTCCTGTGGCAGCCGGGCATGGTCGACGGCCAGCCTGACCGCCTGCTGGGCTATCCGGTGATCGAGGCCGAGGATATGCCCGATGTTGCAGGCGGAACCTTCCCGATTGCGTTCGGCAATTTCCGCCACGGCTATCTGATCGCCGAAAACGGCGCGACCCGGGTGCTGCGCGATCCGTTCACCAACAAGCCCTTCGTGCATTTCTACGCCACCAAGCGGGTCGGCGGCAAAGTGCTCGATTCAAACGCGATCAAGCTGCTGAAGATCGAAGCCTAGGGCTGCCAGAATCCAATGGGCTTTGTCCCGTTGGATTTTGGCCAAGCCCGTGCGGCGCTTGAGCATTTCCAGCGCGTGATGCCTCAGCATCTTAGCGCGCTGGCAAAAGCGCCAGGCTTCGGTTCCCCGGCAAGGTCGAGTTCCCCCTTGCTCTCTTGCCGGTGTCTCGCGCCCGCATCGCTTCAGGCTCCCTTCCGGCCTGACCCGGCGATGCGGGCGCACCTTGTTTCGAACACAGATTTGGAGAACCCGCAATGGAGCGGACTATCTTGCAGCCAGCAGTGCTTGACGGCGCGGCGCTGGCGGAGCTCAAGCACTGGCTCGGGATCAGCCGCCCCAATGACGATGCCGCCCTGATCGGGCTGCTCGATGCCAGTCTGACCATCTGCGAAGCCTTCACCGGCAAGATGCCGCTGGCGCAGACGGTCGAGGAAATAATTGCGCCCCGCGCGGGCTGGCAGGAACTGGTATCACGTCCGGTGCGCCAGATCACCGGCGCGGCATTGATCGCCGCCCACGGTACGCGTGAGGATCTGACGCTGCCGACCGACGCGCTGGAGTGGCGCATCGCGGTAAGCGCCTGTGTGCAATTGCTGCAACCATTCGATGGGCGCGGGATCGCGTTGCTATTGGTGGTCGGAATTGCCGATGACTGGGAAAGCCTGCCCGCATCGCTGCGTCACGGGATCATCCGCCTGGCAGCGCATCTCTACCGTGAGCGCGACCGCGAGGGCAAGGCGAGCGCAGCGGTGCCTGCAAGCGTTACCGCGTTGTGGCGGCCGTGGCGCAGCACGAGGCTGGCATGATCCGGGCCGCCACCTCCAGCGCCCGGCTGATGCAGCGCCTGCTTGCGCGGGCCGGGCAAATCGCCGCCAGCCGCGCCGCAGCACGCCGCCGGGAACGCCGCGCGCCGGGTGCGCAATGGCGTTCTGCCACCGCGCTGTGGCCTGATTTCACCGCCGATATAACGAGGGATTGAGCGCCATGGAAAATGACCTGCGCGCCGCGCTCATCGCCTGGCTCAGGGCCGATCCCGCGCTCGCCGCGCTCAACGCAATCGAGGAGGAGGTCCCGCTCAGCGTAAGCCCGCCGTGGCTCGGCATCGCGGCAAGTGCCTCGATCGAATGGGGCACCAAAACCCGCGCCGGACGCGAAACCCGGATCGCGCTCGAACTGGAAACCCGCACCGATCTCACCGCAGCCGACGCCCCCTTGCTCGCCGCGATCGAGCGCCGGGTGCTCGCCCTGCCGCCGTTTCAGCCAGGGTTTGAACTCGCCTCGATCCGGTTCCTGCGTTCGCGCAGCGAAGCGCGCGCGGACAACGCCCGCGGCGCTCTCATCGAATTTCGTTTCCGCATTCTTGAACCAAATTAGGAGTTACGCTCATGCCCGCTCAATCCGGTGCCGCCTTCCTGCTCAAGATCACCGACGGGGCCTCACCCCCCGCCTATCAGACCGTTGCAGGCCTTCGCACCACGCAGATGTCGATCAATGGCGACACGGTGGTTATCACTCACAAGGATTCGGGCGGCTGGCGCGATCTTTTGTCCGGCGCAGGCACCCGTTCGGTGTCGGTCAGCGCTGCGGGTATTTTCCTTGGCAGCGCGGCGGAAAGCGCGATGCGCGGCCATGCGCTGGCCGGAACGATCGATGATTACGAATTGTCATTCGAGGATGGCGAAAAGCTGCGCGGGCGGTTTCTGGTCCAGCGGCTCGATTATGCCGGGGATTTCAATGGGGAACGCAATTACACGCTCCAGCTCGAAAGCTCCGGGCCGGTCGTGCCGGCATGACCGCCGCCGCCAATCCCCTGCGCGGTGAAAGCGTCCTGATGGTGGCGGGTGTCAATTATGTGCTGCGCCCGAGCTTTGAAAATCTGGTGCTGGCCGAAGCCGAGCTGGGGTCGCTGTTCGCGCTGATCGAACGCGCGGCTGAAGGGGCGCTGACCCTGACCGAGATGACCGCGCTGCTGTGGCACTGTCTGCCCCCGCAATCGCGGCCTGACCGTGCCGGTGTGGGGCAGGCGGTGCTGGCAATGGGGCTGGTGGCGGCCACCCAGCCAGTGCGCGCCGTTCTGGCGCAGGTGCTGCAAGGTCAGGCTGCTCAGGATCAGCCGTGACTGCCGCCCTCTCCGACGCCGCTGTTCGTTGGTGCAGCCTTTCGGTCCGCCTGCTCGGGTGGCGTCCGGGCGAGTTCTGGAGCGCCACTCCGGCCGAACTGGCGATGGCGCTG